CGCAGCAAGCGCACTCGCATAGGGGACACAATGATCACCGTACAACCATTCACGCTAGAAGTCATCAAAACCCACAAATGCTTCTACCTTCTACGCCACATCACAGGCGCGTCTGAACTACAAATCCTGCACAACACCCCTGCTGGACACATAGAAACAAACGTGGCAGACGCTTTCTCAATGCCAAACGGCGCAATTATCATTGGCTGGAAAGCACCACTCAACATTGCCCCAATGCACAACCTCGTAGCAGTACACGGACAAACCACAGAAAACATCAACCTTGTTCCATTAGAGCGAGTCATTGACATTTATGACAGACCAGTAGATGCCCAGCTAGGTGTTTTTAGTTTCACTGGTTCAGAGATGATTCTTGCACCGCATCTTGATTGGCGATGCGACAACGGCAAGTTCGGCCCATTGCCATTTGCTAACCCTGAAGGCATATTCGAGGCACCGTCAGGGATAGTTATTTATGAACCTGTCATCCCTGTCAACGGTGTTGGCTACATTGTTTATGTAGAAGGTGTAGGAAAACAAGACTTGGCTAATGCTTATTTGAATTCTGATACACGACCCGTCACAGGGCGTACATTGTGGGAAACGCTGAAACTGATTCGTGAATGGGCAATCGTCAACAAGGAACCGTTCAACAACACTGAAGCAGTTGCCCATAAAGCCCACCAGTTCATTCGGGAATTGAAACTGACCGAACAGGAAATAACTGTTATTGATCAGCAGATTCCTATGCAGATAGCCAACTATCTCATGGGTAACACCAACGCACGTCAACGCCCTGACGGGGTGCTACCAATTACTGATGATGTGAAAGACCTTTTGTTTAGTCGTCTTGCATCCTGTTCAGTAGCAGCATTGGAATACTTGAACCCTGGTATGTGGGACCTTGAAGAACTGCTATCAAAAGAGCAAGAGCAACTGGTTATTGACGAGCAAATCTTTGAAATGTTGAAACAAACATTTGAAGCAGACCGCCCAGTTATCGCTATTCAGCATCGTGTGTTTGCTAATAAGCGTTTGATTTTAGATAAGGTGGCGGCAGGTCAACTTTAGGAGGGGCAGTGAAAATAGCTGTATATGCCATCGCCAAGAACGAAGAACAGTTCGTGGCACGTTGGTCCGAGTCATGCAAAGAAGCTGACTATCGACTGATCCTAGATACCGGTTCAACAGACGGCACATACAGGTCAGCCCTTGGCTGTGGCGTGGAAACAAGCATAGCGATGTTCACCCCTTGGCGATTTGACGAGGCACGTAACTTTTCTCTTTCTTTGCTCCCCGAAGACATTGACATCTGTATCGCTTTAGACATGGATGAGGTGCTACAACCAGGTTGGCGGCAAGCTCTAGAAGCCATCCCTGAAGGAACCACCCGACCCCGATACAAATACGTTTGGTCATGGAACAAAGACGGGTCAGAAGGTCTTGTGTATGGTGGCGACAAAATCCACGCCCGTCATGGCTACCGATGGAAACACCCCGTACATGAAGTTCTCAAACCCGTTGCTGGTGTCGAGAAACAATGCTGGCTTGACAACCTAGAAATCCACCACCACCCTGACCACACCAAGTCACGCGGGCAATACTTTGACCTACTCAAATTGGCTGTAGAAGAAGAACCAAACGATGATCGCAACCAGTTCTACCTAGCCCGTGAATACTTCTTTCACGGCAAACACGAACTAGCCCAATACCATTTCACACAGCACCTACGCCTGTCACAATGGCACCCTGAACGGGCAGCGTCACACCGCTACATGGCCAAGATGCGACCCACCGCAGCGGTACATCATTTGTTCAAAGCGATAGCGGAATCCCCTGACCGACGGGAACCTTGGGTGGATTTAGCGAAGGTGTACTACGAACGTCAAGACTGGCAACGGTGCCTGCTGGCTGTTGAGACGGCACTACTTGTACAAGAGAAACCACTTGACTATCTATGTGAGGCTGAAGCTTGGGGCTGGCTACCGTACGACTTGGGTGCTATCTCGGCGCATCATCTTGGTGACACAGACAAAGCCTTCGAGTATGGATCTGAAGCGATTGCCTTGAACCCCACCGACGAAAGGCTCCAAGCCAACCTCGGCTTCTATCGGCTATGATAAAGCCGACTAGATAAAGGAGTCGTCATGCCCAAGGTAGGAAAAAAAGAGTTCCCGTATAACGCTAAGGGAATGGCTATGGCGAAGGCTGAAGCCAAGAAGACCGGCAAGAAGATGCAAACTGGCAAAGGTTCTGTCCGTAAAAAGAAGATGAAGTAAGTGTCCACTGGTAGTGCTGTAATCAATCGAACCCTTCGACAGTTACTATCGGGGGTTATTGAGCAACGCAACAAGTTGTCTGCGACAATCAACGCCACCGTTACCACGGTGGTTTTGTCGTATGAACTAGACGGCATCCGCGCAGGGCAAGTTTTTGAGATTGACTCTGAACTGTTTTACGTGTGGGAAGCTACTGCTGGCACGAAGACACTGACAGTGGAACGAGGCTGGAACGGCACCACAGCCGCAGCCCACACCGCTGGTGCTGTCGTCACAACCAACCCCCGTTTCCCACGTTCCCAAATCTTTGATGCGTTGAACGATGAACTGTTGGATTTGTCTAGCCCAATGCACGGCTTGTTCCAAGTCAAAACTTTTGACTTTGACTACAACGGATCAGCAGACATCATCAACCTTCCCCCTGTCTTGTCCATCATTGACCTTGTGGGTGTCCACATCCGTGTAACGGGAGACAACTACGAATGGGTTCGCAAGGTACGTCTGCTTCGTGACTTGCCAACAGATGACTTCTCTAGCGGGTTCGGTCTGAAGTTTGAGAACCGCATCCGTTCAGGCCGGTTGCGTATCGTCTATAAAGCACCGTTCTCGTCGTTGACGAACGAATCACAAAACTTGCTCAACATTGCAGGTTTGCCGACATCCTGTGAAGACATCATCAACATGGGTGTCCAAATCCGTTTGATGGCATCCCGCGAAATCAAACGTAACTTCACCGAATCACAAGGCGATACTCGCCGTGCCGAAGAAGTGGGTGCCGGTGCGGTCACTAACAGCATCACTCAACTTGTTCGTATGCGCCGTGACCGTATCCAAGCAGAAGCCACTCGACTGATAAAGCAGTACCCCACTTTCTTGTCAAAGGATTAGCCGATGCCGTTGATTGATTTCACGACATCCTTCAAGGGTGGCCCGTCGTTCTTCACAGGTACAGGAACCACTTCTCTTGTCCCTGATGTTTTTCCTGTGGCTATCAATGGTCGCCCATACATGATTGATTCACGGTCAGGGAAGTTCACCCGCCAGTTTGACCAACGTGTGCGTGATTCGCAGGACACTTCGACTGCACCTGGCGAGTCTGCTATCAGCCCTCAGGGTTTGTGGCGGCGTGGGCAGAACTCTTGGCATTTTGGTGCGGGACAGAAATACGCTGATGATGCAGCAGCGCAGGACTTCAGGTTTTATAAGTCTAAAGGCGTGAATGTTTGGACTAAAGGCCAGTTGACTTTGTTGAACGGTACGAAGGTGTCGTTGTCTGACGCTTCGACAACATCCAATATGGTTGTGCAAGACGGGCGTGTGTATGTGTCTTTGAACGGCAATGTCAAGTACACCACCGATCCTTATGCGTCTAGCCCCACTTGGACAGATGTGACGGGTGAACCCGCTGCAACCTGCAACACAATGGCAACTAACGGCGATGTCATTTACTTCGGTTTCGCTAATGACGGCATCCGCAAACTAGACCCTGCTGTATCCATCTCTGCTATCAGTGGAACAAAGTTCATCAACACAACCGACAACTACTACCTGTTGGGTTTTGCTAAAGGTTTCATGTTCGGCGCATACGACCATGAGTTGTACAACATTGACGGAACAGGTAGCAAGTCAAAAATTATTAGCCCTATTGATACAGGGTTTGTTTGGACTGGTGTTGCCACTGGTCAGAACGCTGTGTACGCATCAGGGTACGCCAACAAAAAATCCTACATCTACAAGGTCACAATCAAATCTGACGGCACTCTAGACAAAGGCGTGGTCGCATTAGAACTTCCTACTGGTGAAGTAGCCACAGCTCTTTCTGGGTATCTAGGCGCAATCCTTGTCGGCACAAACAAAGGTGTCCGATATTGCACCACCGACTCCAACAACAACCTTGTTGCCGGTGCAATCATCCCCACATCAGGTGATGTCAAGAAGTTCACATCGGCAGACAAATACACGTGGTTCACCTGGTCAAACTATGACGGTGTATCAACAGGTTTAGGTCGCCTTGACCTGTCTAACTTCATCGCTCCCAACACACCCGCGTTCGCAACGGATCTTATGTACACATCCACAGCCAATGTGCTGAACGTTGTCACGTTTGAAGACAAACACTGCTTCGTTGTATCAGGTGTTGGCGTTATCGCAGAAGACACCGCCAACCTCGTCACTTCAGGCTCTATCGAGACAGGCACATACCGTTGGGGTATCCCAGATCGCAAGTTCGCCCCACGATTTGACATCCGTGTACAACCACTCGTCGGCTCCGTCTCCACATCCGTCTCATTTGACTCAGGAGAATACGAATCAATCGGCACCCACTCCGACCAGGCAGACACCGAACACACCTTCCTAGCCCCCGAAGACAAGTTCATTGAAGCCTCATACAGACTGACATTCACCCGTCAAACCGCCACCACAGGCCCAACCTTCAGCCGTTGGATGGCTCGCGCCTATGCCGCCCCTATCCGTTCCCGCCTCATCAGTGTCCCCGTCTTACTGCACAATGTTCTTGATGTCCACGGCAAGGAATACTTTATGGATGTCGAAGCTGAACGAGACGTGCTGGACAACCTTGTTGCCAACCCCCGTATCGTCACCTACCAAGAACGAGGCGACACATACTCAGTAATCGTCGAAGACATTGAATGGCAGGCGTTGGATGCCTCTAGCCGTGACTGGCTATGGGAAGGAACCGCGACTGTTATTATGAGAACGATCACCGAATAGGAGCATCATGCCTAAGACACGCAGAAAATACAAAGGTAACGCAACCACCACCACCATCGGTGCTGGCTTGGCTGCTGGTGCGACTTCAGCCACTATCGCCGCAAACACAGGCTGGCCGACAACGGCACCGTTCTACTGTGTTGTCAGCCCTGGGACATCATCTGAAGAAAAGATTCTTATTGGGGCTATCTCAGGTACAAGCATTTCAAGCATTACCCGTGGCGTGGATGACACATCCGACCAAACCCACGCTTCAGGTTGCACCATCTACCCTGTCTTCACCGCTATTGACGCTGACGAAGCAAACGAACTGACATCAACGTACGCAAACCAAGGTGGAATCGTTTATCAGGGGGCTTCGACTTTTGCACAGTTGACCATCGGCACAGCAGGTCAAGTGTTGAAGGTGAACAGTGGTGCCACGGCTCCCGAATGGGGTCAGGTACCTACCGCCGGTATCGCTGACGATGCGATAACTGCCGCCAAGATTGCTACTGACGCTGTTGGATCTGCCGAAATTGCCGCTAACGCTGTGACTGCTACGGAGATTGCATCTGACGCTGTAACGACAGCCAAGATTCTTGATGGTGCTGTGACATCAGGAAAGATTCTTGACGGCACCATCGTTGATGGAGACATCAATGCTTCGGCTGCTATCGCATTATCTAAGTTGGCGACGGGTGCTTTGCCCACAGCTATTACGGTGGCATCAGCCAACATTGTGAACGGCACGATTGTTGCTGAAGATTTGGCTTCTGACTCGGTGACCACAGCGAAGATTCTCAATGCGAATGTGACGAACGCCAAAATCAATAACGGCGCATCGGGTGACGTTGCATTGGTAACTGTCTCGACTTCTGACCCTACTGGCGGTAAGAACGGCGACATCTGGGTGAAGGTTGTCTAATGCCTTCTGTCGGCTCTCATGTTCCACAGGCTAAAGACGCAGGAACTTGGAAGAACTGGTCTAAGTTTTGGGCTAAAGACGGTGGCACTTGGAAGCGACCTGTTTCTGTGTTTGTCAAATCAAGCGGGTCTTGGGTTGAGGTATGGGATGAGGTGCCTGTTATCACCAACGTGACAACCAGTTACTCCACTGACACTTCTGACCCCTTTGTTCCTGTTACCACCTACAACAAGAACTTCACGGTGGCGGCTAACGGATTTGAAACCACCCTGACAAGCAGCCCTAGTGGAGCAACCTTCAGCCAATCAACAATTAGTGTTGACGGAACTGTGGCAGTAACTAGCAGTAGGGCTGTTGTTGGCGACTATGACCCCGCCAACATGCACACCGTAACCGCCACCAACTCATCAGGCACAGCCACCGCCTGATACACTCAACCAATGTAGGGGAACCCAATAGGAGAACCCCATGTTGTCATTGAAAATCGCCAAAGACGTAGCAAGTCGAATCGTGGCCTTGTTCATCATGTCAAGCCTTACCATCATCACCGGTTCAAGCATCATCAACAGTGTCGGCACCGATGTACAAATCCCACTGTGGTACTCCGCAGCCCTTGGTGGATTCCACGCCATCGCAGACGTTCTCGTGAACCTTGCCAAAGCATCCCTTGACGGCAGGCTTGAAGCACACGAAGTAGATGCTGCTTTCGGTGTGAAGCGTGACAAGTCGGAAGGCTAGTTACGCGCTAATCCTGATTGGGGCATCGGTTCTTTTCCTTGCCGCCACATCAAAAGCAACACCCACCCCTGGTATCACGGTCACGGTTTATAACAACTACTGGTACAACAACGCCCCACCAGTGCCACCGAACAGACCGATAGTTGGCACGATACAAGTTGCACAAGTTGATCAGAACTTTGATGCTGAACCGTTGTTCAATATGTATGAAGATTTTGTGGTTCGCTACGACTCGTATCTGACTGCACCATGCACGTGTGATGTCAGGTTTATGGCCCAAGCCGATGACGGAACAATCCTGTATTTAGATAACGCTTTGATTACCTACGACTGGTTTGACAAAGGTGGCGGTGGTTCCGTTAGTAATCCTATCCCGTTTGAATACGGTGTCCCGAAACAAATGTTGCTGTGGTTTTACGAGAACGGTGGCGGAGCCTGGGTGAAACTGTATTGGATGCTTGACGCAACTTGGGAGATAATTCCAGCGACAGCTTTTAGTACAGTTGAGACATGGACAACTACGACGACGACGAACACTCTGCCGCCTACAACAGAGCCATCTACCACGAGTTCGCCAACATTGTCCAGCACTACGACGACACTGCCCGACCCGCCCACGACGACATCGACTTCACTCCAGCCGACTACGACTCTGCCGAATTCGACGACGACGGTGAACCCGTCACCCTCTACGGTGTCGTCATCTTCAACTTCGGTGCCGGTGGTTCCGCCAACATTGAAGCCTTCACCGACTACGACCCTTATGACGATCCCTACTTCTACCTCTACAATCGTCTCAGAGGCTTCTACAAGCGTTCCTACGGCGATGGAGACGACGACAAGCACCCTGACACCCCAGACTCAGGAGACGACGAATCAGAATGGTAAAACATATACCCGTGAAGTTGGCATCGGCCCCATCAAAATCAAACTGACAGCCACCGAAGCCCAACGTAAAACCGTGGTTGCCGCCGCCATCGTACAAATCACCGCTGTGGCTACAATGTCTGCCACGGGGGTATCCACCACAAGCAGTAGCAGCACATCAAGCAGGAGAAGAAGATGATAGAACGGTTCCTTCGTAGCGTCTTCAAAGCCCCCACCTCCTACATCGTGTTTGATGAAGACAAGTCCCTGCCCAAGTACGCCATCGCCTTACCCGAACTAAGCCGAACAATCATCGGTGTTGAAGTCGGAGAAGAAGCTTTGATGAACACCGAAATTGTCATCGTGTTTGACGCAGAAGAACCAGTCGCATCGACACATCTCATAGGTTTGCTAGGTTACGGACCTCACACCCTGCGTAGGCGTGTCCTGTCGCGTCTGGTGAGGCATCTAGTGGGTGCAGCCTGGACCCTTGCAGGTATGATCATCGTGGTACTCACGCTATCCGGTGCGTTACAGATTATATCCCTGCTAATCTGCCTGCTATTCTTTGTTGTTGATCTAATGTCTATCTCTCTCAGGAGGCCATAATGCCACGCAAGTACACAGGCAACAGTGACGGGCTTTCACGTACAGGTCTTCGACCAGGCACAAAAAAGTTCATGCAGTTAGCGATGAAGGAATACGGCCTGACCAACCTTGGTGGTTTTGCTAATCGCTCAATGAATAACCCGAAGGCAAAGAAAGGCGACCCTAAGTGGTTAAGCGTTCACGCAACTGGGCGAGCTTGCGATTTGGGGTACACCAACCGCACAAAAGCAATGGAACTGTGGCATTTCATGTTGAAGAACAGTGCTGCATTGGGGCTTGAAGAAGCACACGATTATGCCTTTGATGCCAACAAAGAAGACGGAAAACTTGGATGGGGCCGTGGCTATCGTTGCTCCCGTGGCGAAGGTAGCGATTCTAAATCGGTAAAGATTTATGACAGCGAAAGCAATGCCGGTTCGCAAGGTGGGAAGTGGTTGCATTTTGAACTTTCTCCCGCTATGGCAGACAATCCAAACAAGTTCGCTGCGGTATGGGCTGAACTACAGGCCAAAGAAAAGGCATGATGAGAACCGTGGGTGTACTGATCTGGGTAAGTATCGGTGCAGTCCTCGGTGTCTCTGCTTTTCTATTGATGGCGTGGGGCGAAGCAGTACGCATCAGTAACAAAGACGACCAATGACTGTCGCAGAATGGATCATCACAGTAGGCGCAGTTGTCGCCGCTATTGGTGTCATCCATCGCGCAGTGGTGTATCCAATTTTCAAATGGGGACAACGCATTGAACACGCTGTCAGCCACGTTGAGTTAAACATGAAGAACAACGGCGGTACATCTATGCGTGATGCGATTGACCGCATCGAGAAGCGTCTAACAACAGTCGAGGACTACATCACCAAACCAAAGTAGGTGATAAAGTCGGCAGTCCTATGACACACGCCGACATCGAAATCCTGCTGAAGTATCTAGTGAAAGTAGTGGTGCCACCGGCAGACCACGACGACTTCATCCGAGCTGTTGAACGGTTGGAATCCTTGCTACATAAGGCTAAGAAAGTCGCATAAACCCCTACTAATATCGGGCTATGACCGCACCAAAGAACTGGCTGACCTGCCCTAACTGTGACTACGGATGGGATGTGAACGAAGGCCGTCACTGCCCGCAATGCCGCACAGAAGGAGAATCAGATGGAGAAGACTGAGTACCCCATCGTTCTTGTCAAATGGGCTGATGCTTGTGGAGAAGAACCAGGTTGGTTATCTCTTGACACACTCGAAGATGACGGCGAAGTAATCGTCAACAGTGTCGGTTTTCTTATACCGCAAGACGAACCAGGTTCCAAAAAAAATCACATCACGTTGATGCAATCTTTCCATGATGGCGAAGGAATCCACATTTTCCGTATCCCCGCGGGGATGGTTCGGTCTATGTCCGTCATTCATTTTGAGGACTAAATATTTCTGCTTGACTTTGATACACCCCGCCGATAATGTGACGGTCAATCGTTATACAACAAGGAGGGGCTATGGCTCTACATCGTTATCGGATTGCCAAACCAGAACACGGTGGGCAAGACTGGCTGAACATTCGTTTCCGAGATGAAGAAGGAAACAAGCGTGTATCCGCATCAGCTGTGGCAGCAATCTACGGGTTGCATCCATTCGTCAAGAAAGACGCATACGCAGCAGAACTATTAGGTGATGTTGCACCTACACCAATTCCACCGAACCCTGCAATGGAACGTGGCAACCGTTTAGAACCATTCGTTCTTGAATGGGCCGCCGACAAGATTGGTGTTCCGTACATCACACCCGAAGAAATGTTCGCCGCTGATTCACCAAACGGTGCGCGGATGGTTTCCACACTCGACGGGTATTACGAAGACGGTGACACCCGCATGATTTTGGAAATCAAAACCACCACCCGCAAATGGGAAGGCAACCTGCCTGACTACTGGCGCATCCAAGGTATTCAACAGGCCATCTGTGCCGACACTAACGAAGTGCTGTGGGCTGTCTTTGATCCGTCAATGATTCTGCATCTGCACAAGCAGGTGATTACACCGGCGGAAATGGCTGAACATATCTCTGCTGTTGAAGCTTGGCTGAACGCTATCGAATTAGGCATGATGCCTACTGGTGTGAAGTGGTCGTATGAAACAACCGCTACTCGATACAAGAAAAGCGTGAGCAAGATTCAAGAGTTACCTGAGACTGCTGCTGAATTGTTTGATCGTCTTCGTCATGTGCGTAGCGAACTGGATTCATACAAGCAGTTGGAAGATGATTTGAAATCTCAGATTTGTGAGTTGATAGGCGAGTGTGACACCGCTACCATCAACGGTACAACAGTTGCCACTTGGAAGGCACAAGAACGCACCACCTTTGACGCTAAATCGTTCAAGGAAGCGCACCCTGAACTGCATAGCCAGTTCGTCAAAACAACAACAACAAGAAGCTTTCTCTTGAAGGGAGAAAAATAATGGAAAAGAAAACTATTGGACTTGGCGATGTACTCGCCACATACGGTGTGCCTGACCCGCGCATCGTTGGCAAACTACCTAAGGGTGGAATCCAACTTGACTTCGTTGGTCACGCCGACGTAACAAAAATGCTTATCGAGATTGACCCGTGCTGGTCGTGGGAACCAGTAGCGTTTGACGCTGACGGCCTGCCCGCATACCGCGTCGAGAACGGGCTGGCACATATGGCTGGCTGGCTCACCGTTCACGGTGTACGCCGTCTCGGTATCGGATCAGTAGCACACAACAAGCCTGACCTGTTGAAAGAACTCGCATCGGACTTCATTCGTAATGCTGCTATGCGTTTCGGTATCTGTCTGTCGTTGTGGACTAAGCAGGAATGGGATGACATCCCTAGCCACACACCTGCACCTAAGACCGGAAATATCACAGAAGCACAAAAGCCTGTGGTGAAGGAAACATCTAAGCATGACCCGTCAAAGCGTTTGTCGCCTAGCCAGGTTAACCAGTTTCGTTCCGCCTGTGAAGCACGTGGCATTGACCCCGACAAGGTGGCATTTGATGCTGGCCTTGGAGCAGAAGACGAATGGACAGAAGCAGATCTTGTCAAGCTTCGTGCCGCATACAAGAAGATGTCGGAGGCTATGTAATGGCTAACAAAAGAACAGTTGACCCTGACGCATCAGAGGCTTCAGCACACATCATCGGTATCCGTGTGACACCGAAACAGTTAGAAGAAATTGGTTTGCTTTGTCAGGCCCGTGGCATCAAGCGGTCACAGTTGCTTCGTGATCTTGTTCGACAAGCGATGGAGAAGGAGTTGGAGAAGTGAGGGACTATGTGTACATCGACGACCACGACAATGCGATGACAGAAGTAGCCAACGAACGTGACACCTGGAAAGAGATTGCTGAGGCTTTATACCTTGCTCTTGAATGTGAGAAGGGTCTTCGTTTGGCAGGCATCACAGATGACACCGGATGCCCTAACTGTGCTGGTGTAGTTGAGAAATACTGGAAGGCTGTACACGATGCCGCATGACATTGACTCGTTAGAAGACCGCATCACTTTGCTTCGACATCAACTGAAAGAGATGAAAGCAGAAGTCAAGGAACTGCGCGAGATAATGAACGGCCTTGCCCACGCTGTAGCCCTGCTCAATAAACCCAACAAGGACAAGCAGTGGGTTCAGGAGTATTACCGCCGTTGGGAAAACAAACACAAAGATTGGTGGAATGTCTGATGATCCACGGAAGAAACGGCTATGTGAAATACAAATGCCGGTGCGAGATTTGCCGTAAAGCAAACAGTGACTACAAGAAAAGCCGCCGACCTGTCGCCACATTTCAGTTGCGTCTTGATGGGTCTGTCTTGGTGGAGCGTCTCCGTGCTGATGACCGTTTGAACGCTGTCGGGAAACGCTCTGCTCAACGTTGGATACATGAAGGCATTGATGTGTATAACGCTGACCGTATGTGCATCAGGCTTGGGTATCACCCCATCGAGATTTGGGGTCAGAAGTTTTACGAAGGGTGCCATAGTGAGTAAAGCAAAACAGAAAGGCACTGCTGCTGAGACTGCGGTAGTGAAGTTCCTACGAGAGAACGGTTTCCCCTATGCGGAGCGTCGAGCTTTGCACGGCACCGTGGACAAGGGCGACATCACCGGCTGTGGGCCTATCGTGTTTGAGGTAAAGAACCACAAGACAATAGATTTGGCTGGCTGGATCAAAGAACTAGAAGTGGAAATGGTCAACGCTAAAGCAGACACGGGTGCTGTTATCGCTAAGAAGCGTGGCACTACTGACCCTGGTGAATGGTATGCGGTGTTGCCGACACGGGTTCTTGTTGGGTTGTTGAAGCAGGCTGGTTACTAGGTGCAAATCGTCGTAACCCTAGATGAATACGAACTCGCCCACGCAGCAATGGCAGGCTGTCAACGGCGTATCGCATCCATCGCGAAAGAACGGCCACAGTTCTACGGATCAGACGAACGTAAGAACTACTGGCAAATAGACATCATCGGGATGATTGCCGAGTATGCGGTAGCGAAAGCGTTCGATAGGCATTGGCAACCCGCCACCAACAAACACCTAGCTGACCTACCAGGTGATGTCGCTCACTACCAGATACGTTCAACAGAACATCGAGACGGTCATCTGTTTCTACATCCGAAAGACAAACCTGCCGACTACATCTTGTGCATCGTGAAAGAGAACAAGGTTTTACTGGTTGGCTGGATTGATTTGGCTACCGGTATGAGTGTTGGACAGCTACGAAGTGCTGATACTTATTGGGTTTCGCAGCAGGATTTGAATTCTTTTGCGGATTGGAATGACCCAATCTTTTGGTCTGAGACTGTTCAGGCTAGACTGACCTAATCCGTATAACAGTACCCATGGGAGGACTATGACCCCTACTTGACCTGTCCCCTGTCGAAAGGAAACCAATGCGGAAACTCGCAGTAACCCTCATCATCTTGTCCCTATCCACCCTCACACCAACCACAACACAGGCATACGGCGAAGAACTCGTAATGCCGTGGGCGTTCTACCGCCGCCTCGCACAATGCGAAACCGGTTCCAACGTGAACCACTCCACCAAGTCCTACACATCAATGTTCGGCATAGCCCGTGGCACCTGGCAATCATGGTCCAACACCTCATCCGCCACAGGACTGAACTCACTACAACAAGCTCGCGTCGTTGACAACATCGCCTGGGATGGACACTGGCAAGGAACCAAATACAAGTGGCCTGTCGGCCCGTGGGGATGGGGAGCCATCAAAGCGAACTGCAACGGGTTGAAAGACCTGATCTGCAAGTCTCGACACCCCAAAGTACAACGCTGGAAATACCGTTGCTGACGGTTTATTAGAAAGAAGTGGGATTATGAAAGCAGAAATCCTTGTTGGCGATGTTCGTTCTCGCCTAGCAGAAATACCTGACAAGTCGGTGCAGTGTGTCGTAACTAGCCCGCCGTATTGGGGGTTGCGTGATTATGGAAACGATGGTCAAATCGGTTTAGAACAAACCCCGCAGGAATACATTGCTGAAATGGTGTCCGTATTCCGCGAAGTATGGCGCGTGTTGTCTGATGATGGGGTGCTATGGCTCAATGTGGGGGACAGCTACTATTCAACAACCCGTGGCACTGGTGGGATGAATCCCGAAACATCTCCCAAAAATGCAATAAAAGGGAAAGCCAACTTCCAAGCGTTTGACCCAATAAAAGTCAATAAAGGAGAACTACCGTTAAAACCTAAAGATCTTGTTGGTATTCCGTGGCGACTGGCGTTCGCACTTCAAGACGACGGATGGTATCTACGCCAAGACATTATTTGGGCGAAACCAAACCCAATGCCGGAATCAGTGCGTGACCGTTGTACTAAATCACATGAATACATTTTTATGCTGACCAAATCAAGCCGGTACTTTTTTGATAACGAAGCAATCAAAGAACCATCGGCAAATCTTGGATCAACAAAAATCAAATTTGGTGGAAGCAAATACGGTGATAGTGACGATCCCAAACACGCCACAAAATCAGGAAACGAATACACCGATAGTGGAAAAAGAAATAAGCGCGATGTTTGGTTTATCCCTACTAAACCGTTCAAGGGCGCACATTTTGCTGTCATGCCAGAAGCAATCGTCGAGCCATGCGTACTAGCGTCAAGCCGACCAGGAGACACCGTTCTAGACCCGTTCACGGGTTCAGGAACTGTAGCTGTCGTGGCACTACGCCATGGCCGTAACTATGTCGGCACAGAACTCAACCCTGAATACGCAGACATAGCAATAAACCGTATAACAGAAGCAGTTGGGGGGCTAATCAACGATGTTGTGTTATCGTAAAACACAGGCGGGGCTGACCAAGGGCGGCGTATGGAAACGTTTCTATACAAAATCACAACCCGATTCTGGGCAAGAGTCAACATCGGCAACCCCGAAGACTGTTGGGAATGGCAAGGATCACTCAGAGGAGACGGCTACGGACAGTTCTACGCCCAAGGCAAACACCGTTCAGTCCACCGCTTTTCGCACTACATCTCCACATACGAGACACCGCCAGTGGTACGCCACAAATGCGACAACCGCCGATGCTGCAACCCACACCACCTTGAAGGCGGAACCCAAACCGACAACATGAAAGATGTTGTTGACAGAGGCCGCCACTATTATGCAAACAGAACCCACTGCCCACACGGACATGAATACACAGAAGAAAACACATACAGAAGACCGAACAACGGGCGTGAATGTCGCACGTGCAGGAAAGAACGAAAACACCGTTTGGTCTTGTAATCGTTGCGACATTAGAGTAACCTTGTTCGTAGCGGTCATACACCCGCCGACACACAGTTGTCACAAAAAAGCTGGAAGAATACTTCCACTACAGAAAGAGGGGGAACCCAATGAGTAACCACATCACCGTATCCGGAAAGGTCGGACAAGATCCTGAACTGCGATACACCCCAAGCGGGATGGCTGTTCTGACATTCTCGATTGCTGACACATACGGCAAAGATGAGAAGAAGAAAACAACCTGGCACAACATCACCGTGTTCAACAAGCTTGCAGAACACACCGCGAACAGCATCGCTAAAGGATCAACTGTCATTGTTGTTGGTCGTTACGAACAGGAAGAATTCACCACCAAAGACGGCACCAAAGGTAAGTCAGTCAAGTTGATTGCTGACGAAGTTGGTATGTCTTGCCGTTGGAATTCGTGGGTTGCTGACCAAACCGAAAAGGTAATGGCACAAGTTGGTCAGGTGTTCCCTGGCGCACGTCAAATTCAGGCAGACGAAGACCCGTTCTGATGCGTGTCCTTTCACTGTTTTCGGGGGTCGGTGGATTCGACATGGGGTTGGAAGCAGCAGGTATGACCACTGTTTTCCAATGCGAAATTGACAAACACGCTCGCTCCGTACTTGACTATCACTGGCCTGATGTACCGAAATGGGATGATGTTTCCACCCTCACAGGGGCGCACATCCTTGAAGTCACAGGTGGTGTTGATGTTGTTGCGTGGGGTTCACCCTGCCAAGACCTATCGCTTGCTGGCAAAAGAGCTGGTTTATCCGGTGAACGCTCAGGGTTGTTTCACCAAGGAATCCGTATCATCAAAGAATTGAGGGAGTTATCTAATGGAACATCACCAACCTGGTCTGTTTGGGAAAATGTCGTCGGGGCCTTATCATCCAACGGAGGTTCCGACTTCGGGGAAGTCCTCCACGAAATGGATGAAGCAGGGGCGTGTTTCAGTGAGTGGACCGTGCTGGATGCACAATACTTTGGAGTACCCCAACGACGACGGCGCGTGTTCGTCACGTCTTGTTTCGATTCTGCAACAAGCGAACGATGTGGATCGCCGTTATTTCCTGTCTGCGAAAGCGTGTCAGGGGATTCTGCGAAGGGCGGCAAGAAGAAACAAGGAGTTGCCAGAGAGACTGCGGATTGCGTTGGAACAAGTAGCTCAGAAGGATTCCGATTAGTTTCTTTTGGTGAATACAACGATGATGGTACAGCTTCGGCGTTGAAACAACGAGACTACAAAGACGCTACTGATTTGATAGTTGAACCAATCCTGTTGGATGGTCGCCGTGTTGATGACGTACGGGTGTATAGCGAACCTGTCCAAACACTTCAGGAACGGATGGGTACCGGCGGGAACAATGTCCCTGTCGTAGCACAAGACACAATTCTTCTCCGCAACCGTGAAGGAAAACCAGGTGGCGGCAAAGGCCCATTGATTAGTGAAGACATTAGTTTGACATTGGGTACATCCAACGATCAAACATTGTTCCAAACCACACTGTCTTTTGACACACAGTTCGGGTCAAACGCAAACGTGTTTGAAGACCAGGCACCAACATTGAAAGCTAGCCAACAACCACCAAGCGTTACACAACAAGAAGTCGGTTATACAGCAACTTCATTTGCAAAATACGTTGAAGGTGTCGGGACACTTAAAGCGCATGGCGGCGACTTAGGTGGTGGTTCAGAAACAATAATTATTTCTGAACAAACACAAGCAATCTCGTATGACGGCTACAACCAAACCATCGAAGAAGAAATCCACCGATCATGGCGCATCGGGAGAGACTTATCAGACTTCATAGCCGACCTACGAGAACCAACCCTCATCGTTCGTCGCCTTACACCACTCGAATGTGAACGACTAATGGGCTGGCCCGACAACCACACCGCACAAGGAACCAACGGTGCAGTATCAGACACCAACCGATACAAAATGTGCGGCAACGGCATCGCCTCACCAGTCGCCCAATGGATAGCCAAACACATCCTCGCAACACACCCCGATGCTAACTAACAGGTCGCCCCGTGGCTAAAGAACACGACGACTCCTGGAAAACCAAAGGTGCCTGCCACGGCATCAACAAACCTGAAGTGTTCTTCCCTGAGATACCTTCCGGTGATGTACGGCGTATCCATTGGTCAGCAGCGAAACAATACTGCGATGCTTGCACGGTCACGCTCCAATGCTTGAACTATCAGCTCGCATTTGAGGCGGAAACAGGCCGTCGAGAGGGGTATTGGGGCAACCTAACCCCGAAAGAACGCGAACAACACGTGCGGGTAGCCCAACCAATCAAGTGGCGCAAATAGAAAGCCCCACCTAGCGGAAGGGGGAACGCTAGGCGGGGCCGATCTAAGGGTAGCATACCGCTACGGTTCTAGTTTCGTGATGTGATACACACTCCGATACTGAACAGAACAATTCTCTACGGCGGTCACAGCAGCGTGTCGAGTATCAAACACTTCTGCCCGTGCGGGGTTGCCGTACCACCGCCACACGTCGTTCCGATGATAACCGAACCATCGCATTGGTCGCCCCGATAAAGACTCTTGAACAATCACCCAACCGGTATGCCCTAGTTTCTGCCTGGGGTTAGGTTGGATAGGGTCGCGCGGTGCCGTTGGCCGCCTGAGACGGGCTAGGAGACGCATTAGAACGGCTCTGCGGTGTAGTAGTCGGGGTTCTTGCCCATACACACGGGGCAGAGATCTTCTTTGCCGGTGCAGTACCACCCGTACTTGAACGCATCGACGCGGGCATCGGTTGAGGTTCCGATGGTAACGGTCAAGCTTTCACCTTCGCACTTGTCGCACGATAAACGGATAATCAGTGCCACTGTTTGACCTCCTCGATAGTTTCACGGATCCACGGCCACGCACACACGAACGTCACGCCGCCCAACAACACTGCTACCCACGGGTAGCTCTCGACTAGGCCGATAGCGAGAATGAACGCACTAGCTCCGATCACAACACGGTCACCGGTCTTGCCGTCACGGTATGTTCTACCTCGCCTGGCGTGTACCGCCTGGGTGCGTTGTCTCACTGTCTGCCGTGGCTCTCCCTGCCACGATCTAACCGCGGGGTGATTGGGTGAATGTTTGCGGGTCATTGCTCCGCCCTTTCTACTTGTGTTTTATAGACCGATGCCGCCGTAATAGCGTCAAGTTTTCTGCGGTAGTTGCGTCGGCACACATAGGTGCCGTGTTCCCAGATCTCGACACGCCACACACGGCGTAGGCCGTGTGGAGGGATAACAAATGCTCCATGTTTCATCACCAGACCTCCTGCCTAATTACTACATCTCGGTAACCTTGTTGTTTCCACCACTTAGCTACCCGTTGCGCCTCTGTTTTAGTGACATAGTGAGAATTCACCTCACTGCCACCAACCCAAACGCTCCACACTTGTGCGTTGTCGTAGTTCATTACTGCCCCCTCTCGGCTGCTGTCGTGAACGCTACCGCCCCGTCAATATCTGCCGGTTCCATTGTTGGGGTCATATCGGCTATGAGATCACCCAACAACCACCGCACATTGTCAAGCTTGCGCCAAACATAACGGCTAGAAACACTGTCGAGAGTGTTTAGGCCGTTCAGTGTTGTTTCTAGTTGGCGATACGTGGCGGATAGTTGCTCGGTTATCGCTGCTAATTCTTCGCTAGTCACTGTTCTGCCCCTTCTAGGTAGTAGTCCTGCGTTGTGTGTGTTTCAGTGTCGAACAACCCGATGAATACCGGCGTTCTGTTGCTATTGTCGGGTAACCCGATAACTAGATCGGCCCACGCTTGCGCCTCTGCCCATTGGGGAAACGTGCGTTTCCAAATCTCGACCCCGTTATCGGGGTGTTCTGTTCTGATGCTTGCGATGATCACCGCTAGCCCCTTTCTGCTTCTGTTGTTGTGTTGTGTTGTTGTTGGCACTCAATAATGAACGCCGACACCTTGCTCTTGACATACTGCGGCACGCCCCATTGGGTATCCCAACCTAGTGTGCCATCGTCGTACATCACCGCCGACTCGCACCGGCGGAATGTTTTCAGGTATTCAGGGATCGCCCAACATAGGTCAGGTCGAGAGGGGTGCCATTGGAGCTGCCACCCGCCGACACGCTTGCGCACCATTAGATCTGGGTTATATCTGTAGCCCTCGTACATCGTTAGATCTCCCGCCCGCACTCATCGCAACCGTCGCCGGTGTAGTCATCGCTAGCGAAGATAGGCGCGGGGTCATCGGCTCCGCCCGTGATCGACGGCGGGCAGCAATCGAGGCAGTAGATAGACCCGCAATAGGTGTAACCCTTTACGGTGTCGGCCTTGACTAGATAGCGGTATGGGTTATTCATCGCCCCGCCTCTGTTTCTAGTTGGTGTAGGTCACGCTTTCGAGGTACTGCGTACTCTGTAATAGGGAACATCTCCCGCCTCTGATCATGGGAGAGTGTGTATAGGTCAATACCTAGCACGGTGGCGGCACGGTGGCGGAACGTTAGAGTCCCGTGACCGTATGTCATAGGCACAACTAGGTCTAGCCCCTCTCCCATAATCCGGAGGGAATAGTACGTGTTGCCGTAGGTGCGGTCTAGCCAGGTTCTAGCCTCTAATGCGTAGGTGGACATCACTATGCCTCCCCTCTAGCCATGTCAAAAATGGAAACAACGGTGCCACGGTTGGCGGGGCGTTCATAATCCCAACCATCGGCCACCATGTCAACGAGCTTGTCTAGGCAACGTTGCGAAAGCTCGCCAGCGAAAGAACCCCGCCACCCGTCAAACTCACAAGCCTGGTAACGGTAACAATTGACCGCCCCCATAGCTTGCGCAACGGTTGCCTCATCTGTTGTGACCCGTCGCCAGGTGTAGTCATTCGGAAAGTAGCTAACCATCTCGATGCCGTCGCTATACCGTGCCGTAAGGCTCCGCACATTGGCAACAATCAACTCCCGCCCTAGGGCATCGGCGGTGTTGTGGTTGGTGTCCACAATTGCAAAACCGCCACCAACCGCGAAAGGCAGCTCCGGATCTGTTGGGTGTTCCCCGTATGTGTACGTAGTAGGGGTTCTATGCGCCCCGTTCCACTCCACCAATACCGACACCATTAGATCTATGGTGTCCTTGTTCACTTGATAAGCAGACATTACGCCCGCCCCCTTTCTGTTTGCCCGCCGTAGCGGTTCTGCCCCTTGTGGGCATAGTGGGCGGATAGGTGGCGAACCTATCGAGGGTCTAACCCCGCCCCGTACTTAGTTAGTACTCAGCGTAGGTCTGCTCGCCCGTTTCTGGGTCTGCAAAATAACCCTCAACGATAAGACCCTTAGAGGTGCTAAGACCCATAGAGCCGAATAGAAACTCCTCCGCCGTAGCAGCATCGGTGAATGTCTTAGTGAACCCTCCGCCCGTATCGGTAAAGAGTGTGACGGTAATCGGCATTAGTTGCCCCTTTTCTGTTTGGGAGCTTGCGCCCCGTTGGTGTCATTATTGCAAACTGTTAGACACTTGTCAAGGATAACGGCAACGATGTCGGCGGCAATTTGCCACGCCTCCCGACTATCATCACGCCACCCCGCCACAAGCACCTCCTCTACCTCATCGGTGAGCCGTTCTAGATCTGGGGCGGGTATCCGGCTATCTGGGCGGTTCATAGTTCAATAATCCCGAGGTCGCCGTCAACGATGGCGAACCCATTAGAGGCAAGGACTGTTTCCAACGCCGTGAGCGTTCTAGCGATAATCCACAAGGGGACATTGTCGTACTCTCCCGCTATTTCTTCGACCACCGCAGCACGTAGGTCTATCTCATCGTTTCGCATAGTTGCGTTCCCTTTCTGTTGTTGTGACCCCGTGCGGGCCATCGTGGGCGGTGAGAGAGTGACTCTCAAGCGGTGCAGCACCCCGCCCGATTAGGTTCTAATCTTCCTCACATACGCAACCGCTCCACGGGTGGCAACAGTGACCACACACTGAGGTGATTACTGTTCGGTTCCCGTTGGGGGTGATGACCACCACCCCGCCTAAATACTTGAGAGGTGCATACTCACCAACAATGGTGAACCCTTGCGCCTCTAATTGGGAGAGATGTTCGCGGTGCATCACTTGTCTCCATTCTTTCTGTTGGCCATTTCGACCACATAGGCGAGAGCATCGGCACGGGTAGCGAACCCCGACACCGTGAGACCGTCAATAGTGACGGCGTAGCCGTGCTTGCGGTTGCCCGTAATGCGGTACATCATGCTCGCATGTCCCATTCATTCATTGCCTCATCAATGGTGGCGGAGTCGGTGACGTAGCACCAATAAGACTGCCACTCAGGGTTGTTCTCTATCTTCGCCTCATAAACAGTAGAGGCAAACTCAAGAGCATCGTTCTCATCGGAGAATGTGTATTCATTGCCATCATCATCGGTGGCCCATTCGACACCCCAACAGTTAGCTATATCGGAATAGTCGCCGTAACCGACTAGCAAACGGTATGAGATTGGTGCCTCATCACAGTCACAGAACCCGCACTTAGGCTCATCACATTCAATACAGATGGTGCAGTTCTTATCATTGCACCGTGAACATTTGTTCATTGTTTGCCCCTTTCGGCGTGTCGGCGGAATTGCCAACAGAGAGATTATGACCAACCGTTCAACACTTGTCAAGTCATTAGCAAACATTTTTTTTTGATCAAATTGCAGCACCGGACACCCCAACCCACAGAACAGACAGAGACAGAGAAACAGAGACAGACAGACAGACAGAGGAGAGAGGCAAGGCGGAGCGATGGCCCGACCACCCGCAACCCGTACCCCTGTCGATTTTCTGCCCGTATGGGGTGGGGGGTGGGGGTGCTACGTCGCTATCTGTTACGAAACTTGCCCGCCCATAATGCTAGTTATGTAATTATTAGGGTCGAACTTGCTAACGGGGGGTATGCCGAGGCGCGGGTAGGGGGAGTACTGTATTACTGTAAAGTTATGGATTCACTCTTTTTGTGTGGTGGGCTTGTTGGTGACTGTGTGTGGTGGTTGACCACTCTGTGTGGTTTTTTGTTCTGGAAAAGAAAAAAGGGCAAAAAAGAAAAGTGTGCATCTGGGCCGAACGTGTGGTTCGACGTTAGCCGTACTTCTTTGTGACCAACCCGAGCTTGCGAGGGGCGGTAGTAGGAAGCCAGTGTGACTGGTGATCTAGTCTCCGGTTATGGTCTTCCCCCACGGTTCACCACTATTGTGGTTGGTCGCCGTAGCCAATTTCTTTTAGCCGACACCAGAAGTTTCTTTTCTTCACGAACATTTGTCGTTGTTCACGCTGCTTGTTTCTCTTACGCAACAGGGTCAGGTTCGGTCTTGGGTA